CAAGAGCTAGAAGGAACTTTGATGATTTCATGATAGCTATGGAGTGGAATAGAGAGCCAAAGGCTCAGTTCTATCTGCCACGTAGAGATATTCTTGAAGGAAAACATAATATAATAAGTACTATAGATAAATTTATAAATGACCCAAGAAGTCTATATCTAGGATTCTCAATGCCTCCGGGTACTGGAAAATCCACTCTAATTAAGTTTTTATTAGCATTTATTGGAGGAAGATATAACGATAGTATGAATATGTATGTTTCGTACTCAGATGGTATGGTAAAGATGATTTATGATGCAGTTAGAAGCATGTCTGAAGATGACGAGTATTGTTTTGATGCTATATTCCCAGAATTAAAGAAACCAGAATGTAGTAGTGAATATTATACAATATCTTATAGGAGAAAAGGAGATTTCCCTACTTTAGGGCTTATATCTTTATCTGGTTCTGTAACTGGTAGAACTAGAGCAAATAAATTCCTTATAACAGATGATTTAGTTAAGAATGCAGAGCTTGCAAGGTCTCCAGAGAGACTTGAGAAACTATATAGTGATTATAAGAACGTTTTAACAACTCGTATGATAGGAGATAACGTTAAACAGATAATGCTTGGAACTATATGGTCAGCAAGAGACCCAATTAGCATGATGATAAAAGAACACGAAGGCGATGAAAGATACGTATTTATAACAATACCAGTTTGTGACGAAGTTGGAGATAGTAACTTCAGTTATGAACATCCAGACGGATATAGTAGAGAAAGAATAGATATAATTAGAAAAGAGCTTGACCCAGTTGATTTTAGCTGTTTATATATGCAACAGCCAATGGAACGTGAAGGATTAGGATTCCCAGAAGACGAGCTTGAATATTATAATGGAACATTGCCAGATGGCAAGCCAGATAATATATTCTTTGTAGTCGACGTAGCTTGGGGTGGTAAGGATAGCCTTGCAATGCCAATATGTTATCAGTTTGGTGAGAGTTTATATATACATGACGTATTATTTAATACAGGAGACCAGCACATAACAAAGCCGCTGGTAATTGGTAAAATATTACAACATAAATGTATGATGGGGCAGTTTGAAGCAAATAATGGTGGAGACGAATATGCTAGAGATGTTAATAAGTTCTTAACTGGAATACAATACTTCATAAATATAAGTCATAAGAAAGCACCAGCTGGAATTGGTAAAGTTGCACGTATAGAACAGTATGCTCCACAGATAAGGAAACTATTATTCTTAGATAGAGACCATAGGAACACTGAATATAGTAGATTTATGAAGGAATTTACATCATTTACATTTACTGGAGAAAATAGGCACGATGATGCAGTTGATAGTTTAGGGCAGTTAATAGGTTACATAAATAATAGAAAAATAGGGAAGATTATGATAATGAGTAGGAACGAGATGGGTATCTAGTTGACATAGTAATATTATAATGGTATAATTAAAATAAAGATAGGAGTGTGTTTTATGAGCCAAATCTATAAAGGAAGGCAGAAAATCTTGACATCTATATTGCCAACTATTGAGAATATTCCAACTATATTAAATGCAGCACTCCAAATACATAATACAAATAAAGGTCAAATGGATTATCTAATAAATTATGCTCTAGGAGACCAACCAATACTTACAAGAGTAAAGGAAATAAGGTCAGAAATATGCAATAATACGGTATTTAATTTAGCATTTTCTAGTTGTAGGACTATAATTGGATATGTTTTTGGGCAACCAATACAATATACGTTAAGAACTTCTAATAAGGATAAAGAACTTAAAGAATTTAATGATTTTATGGATTATGAAAATTCTCATGCAGTAAATACAGAGATAGCATGGTTTGCATCTATTGTTGGAGTTGGATATAAAGCAAGTTTTCCAGATACATCTGGAGATAAAGATGAAGTTCCTTTTGAACTTATGGCTTTAGACCCAAGAAATACTTTTGAAGTTTTAAGTACTGAACTTGGAAATAAAACAGTATTAACATGTTCTATAACTCAAGAATTAGATTCAAATAGTCAACCTATATTAAACACATATACAGTTTATACAGATGAATTTATGTGTAAATATAAAGCTCCAGTAGACAGTCCTATTGGTGCTGCTAGTTTTATAAAAGGTTCACTTCAGAAAAATGCAATGAAAGGTAATCCTATAAAGGCTTATTATAATAACCAATTCTTAATTGGGGATTTTGAAATAGCTTTAGGAGTACTTGATGCAATAAATACAATAGGAAGTAATAGTATAGATGATATAGAACAGATAGTTCAATCAATACTAGTACTTTTAGGAATAGACCAAACTCAAATAGATACAGTTAAGGATTTAAAATCTGGCGGAATACTTGCAATGACAGGAACTGCAGGGATACAACAAGATGCTAAATTTATATTTTCTCAATTAGATAGTACAAGTGTAAAAAACTTTAGAGACTATTTAGAAGAAATGGTTAAACAGATAATAGGAATTCCAGATAGAAAAACTCGTGGTGGAGGCGGTGGAGACACAGGAGATGCCGTTAAACTTAGAGATGGTTGGGCTGATTTAGAAATCGTTGCTCGTAATAAAGAAATGTTCTGGAAGAAAACAGATAAAGAACAATTAAAGATTATACTTAAAATATTACATATTAAGGGTAAGTGCAAAGCATTAACTCCTATAGATATAGATGCTAAGTTTACTAGAAATAAGATGGATAATATAGCAACTAAGACACAAGCAGGAAGTACAATGTATGCTATGGGAATAGACAAACATGATGTAGCAACAACAATGGATTTAACTACAGATACAATAGAGTTTGTAAAACGTTGGGAAGCTGCAGAAGCTCTCAAACAAAAACAGGTTATAACAGATAAGACATTATCTGTATAATATATATTTGCTGGGTGCAGTATATAACGGGTACGGGATATATGGCAAACGGAGAGGAGATTCGTAATGGACGAAAGTAATAAAAGTGATGATATGAGTTTTGATGTAAACAATATATCACCAGAAATTCAAAAGTACATCGACCAACAAGTGAATAATGGAGTTACTACAGGAAGAAAAAATGCAGAAGAAAAACTTAAAGCTGACCCAAATTTTTTATCAAATGTTGAGAAACAAATAAGAGAAAGAATTGAATCAGAGGCTAAGTTAAATGCAGAAGAAAAAGCTAAAGTAATTTTAGAAGAAGCACAGAAGACAAGCAGAGAAACAATGTTAAGAAACAATAAGGCAGATGCAAGAGATTTATTTTCAGAAGCAGGGATAACTAAAGAAAAATATCTTTCATTCATAGACTTATTAGTAGCAGAAGATAATTCTAAGACAATAGATAATGTTAAAAACTTCATAGCTAATTACACTAAAAGTATAAATGATGAAGTTTCTAAACAAATTGAAAAAGAATTAAGTAAAACTATTAAACCAAATGTCCAAGGAAATGCTGAAAATTTCAAAGAGCCAGATAAACTAGAAAGAAAAGACTATAATTATACTGAGCTTGAAGCAATAAAAATATCAGACCCTGATAAATATGCTCTAATAATGGGCAAGAAAAAATAATAGGAGGAATTTAAAATGGCAATAACATTAAGTAATTTAATAGACCCAGAAGTAATGGCTGACATAATCGACTACAAAATGGTTGATAGAATAAAATTTTCAAATATGGCAACAGTAGACACAACTCTAGTAGGACAACCGGGTTCTACAATAACTCTACCAAAATACACTTACATAGGAGATGCTGAGGAGTTTTTAGAAGGAAATGATATTTCTTATGGAACACTTACTCAAACATCTGTAGACGTAACTGTTAAAAAAGCAGGTAGAGGAGTTCAATTAACTGACGAAGCAATGCTTAGCGGATACGGTGACCCAAAAGGTGAAGCTGGAAAACAAATCCAAGTAGCTATTCAACAAAAACTTGACAATGATTGTAAAGCATCTTATGACGGTATAGCAGCAGCTATGACTGTTGGAGATGGTTCAGCAACATTAAGTTCAACTACAATAGCTCTAGGATTAGAGAAATTTGGAGAAGAAATAGAAGAACCAATGGCTCTTTATATAGCTCCATCTCAAAGAAGTGAAATAATGAATGACACTAACTTTATACCAGCAACTGAAGCAAGAGCAGCTATGATGATTTCTGGTTCTATAGGTCAAGTACTAGGTTGCGATTTAATCGTATCTAGCAAATTACATGCAGACGAAAATGGATATATAAATAACTTTATCGTTAAAGCAGGAGCATTAAAAATCTACTTAAAACGTGGAGTTATGGTTGAAACTGCAAGAGATATAGACAAGAAAATAACTAAAGTAAATGCTGACCAACACTATGTAACATATCTATACGATGCTTCTAAAGCAGTTAAGATAGTTTCTAAAGCATCAGCTTCTACACCATCAGTATAATATAAATAGTTAAGTAAAAGGAGGTATATAAATATGGCAACTACTGTTACTCAAAAAGACATTTTGAAGAAAATGTTAGAAGCTAGACAATATAGCAATATACCTAGCGAAGATATTCTACAACTAGAATTAGATTCTGCTAGAGATGCTATAAATAATCGCAGAAATTATGTACCTACTGATGCTTTACCTATGGAAACTAAATACTACCAAAAACAATTAGATTTAGCCATATCATCTATCTCAAGGTATGGGGCAGAAGGGCAGGTATCACACAATGAAAATGGTGTGTCAAGGAGTTATGAAAATGGCTCTAAGTACCCTGCCTCGATGCTATCTGATATTATTCCTTTAGTGGGGGTAATATAAATGCAGAATATGGTAATAAATAAAAGGGATATATATGTTGCAAGCAAGATTATAGATAGTAATCCTATTCAATATAGTACTCCAATAAAAACTACTATTAATGTATATCCAATATCAAGCGAGATAGGTTTACAAACGATAGGTATTTCATATAATGAATATATGCGAGGGTTAACAAATAATATAGAGATTAAAGAAGGCGATGGTGCTTATATAAACATTAAACCAGAAGTTGATTTTAATATACTAGGTGATAATTTAGAATATATAGTTACAAGTGTAGTACCAAAAATTAATGAAGTGGAGATAATGTTTAGAAGAAAAGCAGGTGTTTAATTATGGCAGGAATAGAAGTATCTGGAATAAAAGAACTAAATGCTAAACTTAAAGCAATGTCTACTAAAATTAAAACAGCAGAAAAAGAATTATTAACTACAATAGCAGTTACTGGAGGCAAGATGTTAAATTCTGCATTCAGTGCATATGATACTATAGATGGTAATAGTTCCGGAAATACTGTTCTTAGTTTAGATTCAAAAACAATATCACAAGAAGGTTCTCAAGTAGCATATATTGAATTTGGAACTGGAACTAAAGGACTTGAAAATTCTCATGAACAAGCAGGACGATTTGGATGGAAATATGCTATAGGAAAATCTATAAGACCAAGTAAATCACATGATGATAAAATAGGTTGGTATTATGGAAGTGGAGCGGCTAGGGTATGGACAGAAGGACTACCAGCAGAAAAACCAGCATGGAATACTGCTAAGGATTTGAGATTAAAAGCAAAAGAATTAACTATCGAAAAGATTAGGAGGATACTTGCAGATGCTTAGTATGAAAAATCAAATTATTGACGAAATAAAGTCTCAAAATATTGTTTCAGAAGTAAGAGATTTTTATAGTCAAGCAGACCCAATATTCCCAATGATAACAGTTCAAGAGTTCCCTACAAGTACAGGGTTAATGACAAACGGGCAACCAAATATAGTTACAAACTATTATCAGTTTGAAATATATTGTAAAAATACAATATTAAATAAAGTAATAACAAGTGCAAATGATAAACTATTTGAATTTGGTGTAGCACTAGATAATTATGTTAACACTAAATATTTAATGAATCAAGTAGGAGAGCCTATTATATTACCATATCCAAGCGACCAGACAGTTATGAGATGGGTAGTTAGATATAGTTTAATTTTAGGAGAAAATAACGATGGTACAATAAGTACATATAGGAGGTATTAAAAATGACTAAGGCACAATTAATAAGTGGAGCTAGAGTATATTATGCAGAAGGAAAAGCAACAGAGCCAACATCTTGGACTGAACTTGCTAATATAGTAACTGACCTTCCAGATTTCTTTACTAAAGGAGACACAGTTGATACTACTACAGTAGATAATACAACTAAAACTTCTATTGGTGGAATAACTGGTGGAGACAGTTTAGACTTTGGAGTATTACTTAACACAGAGCTATATACAGCACATGCT